TAGCTTCTCTTAACTTTGTTTCAAGTACATCAATATTCGCTCTAAGACCTTCAAAGTATTTCATAGCTCCTGTATAATCACTAGGTAGTTCACCTTTGTTTTGTCTTAATACAGGTCCATACTGAGTAGCTTCCATCTTTCTTTCAAAAGCTTCTGCCCTCAGACCAGCCTCAGCCTTACCTTCGTTAAGCCCTATCTTGTCTTTTTTGATTTTATTAAGGAATGATTTGTCTCTGGATAAGTCAGATGTCTTAAGACCTACAACATCTCCTCCTCGTTTAGTAAGACTAGTAACTCCTGTCTTATCTGCTACAGATTTAACACCTCTGCCAATTGAGTTAGTCTTAAGTAAAATTAATTCAGCTAAAGCTATAGTAGCTTCTTTAGGAATTCCTCCACTCTTTTCTATATCTTCTGCACTTGATTCTAGACCTTCACCTACCAGAGTCATAAACGCAGTAGTCATTGACAGTTTACTTCTGTCATCATAGTTCTCTTTAAACTCTTTGTATTCTTCTTCTAAACCTAATTGTTTAGATGACCACTCTAGTATAGAACCTAAATTTCTACCTTGATTTAAATCAACTGGAATTGGACCTTCTCCAGCTGCAGCATCTCTTTGCATCTTATTTTGTTTTACAAAAGAGTTTTTCCAAGTAACATCATCTATTTCAGCTCTTAACTTTTTATATTCATCTACAGGTATTTCTTCACCACTATCTATTCTTTTATCAAGCTCACCTTCTTTATAGTTAGCTTTACCTTGTTCTTCAAGATAGTCGAAAGTACTACCTATAAGTGTTGCACCAGCTCCACCCACTATTTCAGGAAGAGCTAATATCATTTCACCTGCATTACCTAATTCGGTAACAGTATCTATACCTAAAGTTTCAATACTACCAAATCTATTGAAAGGTTCGTACTCTTCTTCTTTGCGTACAAAATCCTCATACCCTTCTGGAGTAGGTTTAGTTTCTACCGTAGGTCTTACATAAGCTTCAAATTCAGCCATACTAATTTGTTCCTTTAGTTACTACCTCACGACCATCTTCATATTGAAATACATGTCTACCATCAGAAAGAGTTTCTACAAATGTAGCTCCCTTAGGTCCCAAAGGTACTTCTTGTTGTTCAGTTTGAGTAGATGGGATTGCACCATCAGAAGTACCTCCCCTTCGTTGAATTTCTTGAGCTGCTACTTTATATAACTCATCTGTATTTATTTGGTCATTACTCCACCACCAGTTTCCTGCTTCTGGTCCAGATGATACTAAAAGAGTTTTAGCTACTTCTAAAGCATCAGTTAAACCATTAAATAAACCTTTACCATCAGGTCCTTTAGCTCTAATAAGTTGTCTAGTTAATGTATCAAGAGCTTGTCCTGAAGTACCTCCATCAAAATCAGCCCATACTTCAGTAGGTGTTAAAACACTTAAAGCATGGTTCTCCATATAGTTAGGCTCAATTTTAAGTTGGTCATCAAGTTGTTTTTCTACTTTAAGCATATTGTTATCTACATCTTTATCTAAATCATCTTGGTCGTTATTTAACTTTCTACCATATTCCATTACAGCCATATTATTATTAAACTCTTCTTTAGCAGTAGCTAATCTACTAGTTGCTTGAGCCGTAGCTGCTTCTGTTTGTCTTTGTGCTACTGCAGTAATAGAGTCAGGAGATGCATTTAAGTCAGTTAAGTTCTTCATAAGAACACTATACATCTTAGCTGGGTCAGTCATATCACCACCTAACTGTTGTTGTGTCATTTGTAATGCTTCTTCTGCAATAGCTTTCTCTTTTAAGACAGGATTATCATTATTAAACACTCCTCTTAACAACTTATTAAATCCCATACCTACTGCACCATAACCTCTAGGCATGTTAGTACCAAACATATAGTCTTCTTTTTGTCCAGCTACTTGTCTAGCTAATAGCTTCTCATCAAAATTAAATAATCCTTCTACTGTTGCCATATTAACCACTCCTTAAATGTGATGGGTAAGAAAGGGGAGAAGCACCTCCAACAGCACTTCCTGTTCCTCCGCCACTAAACATACTACTAAATGAACCACTTGGTATAGCACTAGCACCTGCACCTAGTAATTGTGTAAACATACCTGCTCCTGCTAAATCACTACCTAGTCTAGATTGTGCTCCCATACCATACATCTGAGCCATAGCTTGATTACCTGATTGAGCAGCACTACCAAGAGATTGTCCCATGTTTAGTGGTACTTGTCCCATCTTCTCAATATCACTACCATAAGCAAACATCTTATACATATCATTATAAGGGTCAAGTCTCATATTATTACCCATACCATAATAACCCATACCTGTTTGCATATCATTAAGTCTTTCTTGTCTAGCTCTAGACTGTGCATCAAATGCCATTTGGTTATCTTCTCTATTCATAGCAGTTAAATACTCTAATCTTTCTGGATTAGCATAACCACCACCTTCAGCTAGTGCAGAACCTTGTCCCATACGTCCACTAGCAAAGAGGTTGTTAGCTAGTCGTTGTTCATTCTTAGCTCTATTAGGAGCCATCAGGCTTTGCATATCTGTGTAATACTTACCAGCATCTTGAGAGATATCTCTACCATAGGCTTCATCAAACATAGTCCTACCAGCATTCTTAATATAGTTACCATCAGCTATACCAGCTTGGTCTGGACCAGCCATAGCTTGACTCATAAATACATCTCTAAGTTGTGTTAACTCAGGACTTAAATTATAGTTTGCTGTATTATTTTCATAGTCAAAATTAGCATCTCCAAAGTAAGAGCCAGAGACATCCCACGGCATGTACTGTGCCTTATCTCCTGCCTCTCGCATTGCAGCTGCTGCTCTTTTTCCTGCTGCTGCCGTTCCTGTTATCTTACCTACTAATGAACCCATTATTTCACCTCTTTTTCAAAAATGTATCCTACTAATTTAAAGTTGTATTTCTTTACAAATGCTTTATAACTCTTTCTTGATGTACCACCTAATATAGTTTTACATCCTAATTGCTTTGCTAATTCATTCATATACTTATCCCAGTACTCACCATCACCATAAACATTGATACATACAAATGCTTCTCTATCTATCTTCCAACTCATGAACCCATGTTCATTCTCTATCAGGTTTGTTTCATCTACATATTCACTTCTACTCTTTTCTAAAAACCTTGCTACACTCTTTTTATCCAATGTATCTCCTAGTTTTTCATAATAAAGCATAATGCATAGTAAGGAGGTAAATTAGCATTAGTTCCTGACCTACCACCAGATGCATTTGAAGTTCCAAATGAATGTTGATGAGCACCAGCATTATTTAATGCCATACCATGTGTATGAGCTCCTGCATCACCTGTATATGTTGTAGCACCCTCTGAACCTCCACCTTTCCAACCTCCACCACCATAAATAGAAGCAGCAGGAGGAGCCTGAGTATGCCTATGGGCTCCTGCTGAAGATGTAGAACCTGAGTGTGTATGAGTACCAGCACTATTTGTAGTACCACTGTGTGTGTGGCTTACTACTACTGCATCAGCATTACCACCAGTATCTCTTGGAGTACGTCCTGGTCCTGCTCCCATAATAAATCTATTAACTAAGTTAGGAGTTCCATAAGTACCATCACATAATGTGTACCCTATAGGTATACTTCCTACTGGTCCTGACCACATAACTATCATACCTGAAATCATAGCATTCTGTGATACAAAAGCAGTAGTAGCTATCTGCCTAGTATTAGTACCTACTGCAGCCGTTGGTGCTAAGGGTGTTCCAATAAAGTCAGGTGAGTTTAAGTTAGCTTTACTATTAACAGATGTCATAAGATTATTAAATTCAGTATCAAACTCTGAACCTCTAATAATCTTTTCAGTACTACTATCTGGTAACGAATCCTTTCTTAAAAAGTTTGTTGTCTTTGTATAATTACTCATTAGCTTCTCTTCCCTGTTTTTAAAAATATATCAATCTTTTGAATACTCATTAACTCATCATATATTGTAGCTTCTAAGCCAAAATAAAATGATTCTCCTGAACCACCTAAAGGTACTTTAATCCTATGTACACCTATACCAATTGGTGAATACTTACTTACTCCATATAATGATGTAGGTATAGAGTATCTAGCATATACACCAGAACCTAAGTCTCTATCTACAACTACATTTCTAGGATTTCTAGTATAATCATATCCATACTTCATTACAAAATCTTGTTGTTTAGCACCTTCAATAGTTAATGTAGCTCTCTTAACAAACTTAGCCATTGTTTGCCCTTCTCCTCCTAAATCAGAACTAGTAGACCTATACACAATATCATAAGATTCAAAGTTATCTGTATTACCTTCATACCTAGCAATACCACCTTTAATTCCTATTAAAAACTCTCGTTTAGAAGTATCATCAAAGAAACAATTAAATAAATCACCATTGGTTGTAGACCATGTAGAACATCTAGCTGCACCATTTTCTAATGCCATTCTTAAATCAATGTAAACCATCTTCTTATTAAATGGAAGCATAACTATATAAAAAGCTTTATCTTCAGAATACCCAGCTCTTATATCTTCTGGTTTATTTTCAAACCTTAACCAATTATTAAGTGTATCCTTAATATTAATTGTTAACTCTCTCATAGGCATAGACTTCTCTAGTACCGTTCTAGCTAAACTTCTGACACCTGACTGAGACATAAAGATTAAATCCGTACCAGTGGCTTTTATGGAGTCCCTAGATAGACATCCTATACCAGTAATAACATCTTCTAATTGCATAGTTTCAGGATTATCTGCTCCTTTGTATACAACTATGTTATCTCTACAAAATACAACTAAATAATTATTGTGTTGTGCTAATCCTACTATAACATCATTGTTACCTATAACAGAACTAATATCTAGAATACCTGCATTGTCTGTACTAAAATTAGTAGGGTCTAATAAATCACTATACCATATAGTATCTCTATCTTCTGTAGCATTAGCTGTCCATATCCTACCATAAGCTGCTAAACATGCATCAGGGTCCCATGTAGTCTTTGTACCTGTAGGAAAAGTACCTACATTAGATAACAACTTACCAACAAGCTTTCCAGTCTCAGCAGTAAAAACTAAAGGAGGATTTCCTTTCTGTACTGCTACTGTATTAATTACTGCATTATCTCCACTACCTTCTGGTAATGTTTGAAACTGCCATCTACTACCACTAATTGATGCTCCACTAGGAGTAATGTCATTTAACTTAGCAAAAGTACCACTACTATCTAAGTCTCCTACAAATATTTTATCATTACCAGCAGCCATATAGAAATCTGTATATGTTGTATCATGTCTCCATAAAGCATCTATATACTCTGTAGCAGGTAATAAAGGACTATCTGCATTTAAAACTTTATGTCCTTGTCTACTAGATAATCTTCCTGCTTTATCTAGAACAAGGTTATCTGCTTGTGTAGCAAATCCACTAGATAATCCTACCTTAGCATCATTAGTGTTAAGTCCCATAAAGCCAGGTGCTAATAAGCTAACTGATTCTAAGTTACCTGTAGGCATTAAACTGCTCTCCAAATAGTTTCTATTGGTTTTCTACTTGACTCCATAGATATAGAATCTGCTAACATACTTTGATAACGGAGTTGTTGGTTTGGGCTACCTCCATCTTCTCCACGTTCTTCAATAGCTCTTGCTACTGCATTCTCTACTACTAACATAGCAGGAACATATAGTCTATCTCCAGGAGCTTTTAAATCCTTCTGAGGAGATGTCATATTAAATCTAAGTCTTTGTGCTACATCAGGTATAGGATATAAATCTACTTCTACATCTCCTTCTGCTGATACTCCATTCCAAGCATACACAGTAGGAGAACCTGTAGTAACAGGAGGTACTGCAAAAGCTCTATCCATCCATTCTGTAGTTCTAGACTCCATCCAAGTCGTATTAGTATAATTATATACATCTAATGTTCTAATGTCTGTTGTAGTGCCTAACAGTTTATAATGAAAAGTTCCAGGAACAGTAATTAAAGATACAGTCTTTCTAAGTGCTTCCCAGTTATATGCATTCTCAACATCTCTTTTAGCAACATTAACTAACTGAGCAATTAAAGCAGAGTAATCATTCTCAGTAATAGCTGCAACAGGCTCTTCTCTTAGTCTAACTAATACACTATTTATTAATTCAATATATGTCATCTCTTCTTTTTCCTCTTCTTGTTAGCTTCTTTAGTTAAATTCTTTTTAGCTGATATTACTCTTAGATTACTTCTTCTGTTATCCATTGCATTATCAT